ACTCTTTGTGCATCATGGCAAGTTGACCAAACAGCCAATTGAAAGCAAGTTCAAGTATACTCGGACTTTCGCGGACGATTACTGGACGCAGTACAAGACCATGCAGTGGTGCATTGTCCTCGATGATTTGGCATGCACGAATCCAGTCAAGGGCACGGACGACCCCTCCCTGCGGGACATTATTGCTCTCATCAACAACATTCCGTTTGCGCCCCCGCAGGCGGAGATCGAGAACAAAGGCATCCCCGCGAGACCAACGTTCGTGGTCGGCTCGACCAACACACCGAATCTCAATGCGGCCATCTGGTTTTCTAACCCTGCCGCCGTCCAGCGGCGCTTTAAGTACAACATCTACTTGAAGCCCAAGTCTCAATTTGCCGATCCTTCCAACCCGCACGCCTTGCGTGATGACATCGATCCAAGTCCACCAACCGGTGGTTACTACGATCTTTGGGACATTCAAGTTCGACGCGTAGTTGCGAAAATGTCGGGGAATGAAGATGAGATCAAGCAGGTGGCAGAAGAGCATCCCCACAAGTCGTTCACGAACATCTACGATTTCCTGGCTTGGTACAACACCGTTGCCATGAAGTTCCAGAGCCAGCAAGCCGATCTCTCATCAGGGTTTGAGGCAGTTCGCAGTATCAATCTGTGTAGCAAGTGCTCCCTTCCTGAGAACTACTGCCCGTGTCCCCCGGTTCTCGACCTTTCGGATTCTGACGATGATGAGGCTGTCATTGCTTCGCTGCTCGCAGCCGCCGGACAGATCAAACTCCGTGAGCAGGCCGCGGAAGTTGCGCTGGTTGAGCCAACGGATTGGACCCACACCAGGATCCCATATTATGTTGGCGGCGCAGCTGCCATGGGCGCTGCCGTGCACGCCGTTCGCAAGTACGCCCCCACGTTTGAGGAGGTGTTCACCCGGATTCAAACAGAAGCCGTTGAATACACCCGAGAACGTGTGAGGGCTGCTGTGTTGCGGAGCCTAGCAAACCTCCGTGATTCATACGCCCCGGGCTTGAAGAGACTAGCCGCTGTTCTGGCCGCTGTTGCTGG